GGTAATGTCTCTATCGGCACTGCTAACTTTACTACTAGTGGCAATATTGGAGCAGGTATTGTAACTGGTACTAGTGCTGAGTTCCGTAATCTTAGACTTGGAACCTTTGGTACTAATAACATTTATGCAGTTGGTGGTCCCCTTTATCTGGATTCTGAGTACGGTGAAGTTGATGTTGTTAACAACTTCCATGTAAATGGTATCAGCACACTGGGTAGAGTTGTTGCTCAAGATATTGTTGGACTCTCTAGTGCAAACTTCTCTGGAATTGTTACCGCACAATCCTTCCGTGGTGATGGTTCTCAACTGACTGGTGTTGGTGCTACCAACCTCAATAGTCTTCTTGATGTTAATGCACCATCTCCTTCTGCTGGTCAGGTTCTGAAGTGGTCTGGTAGTGAGTGGCAAGCAGCGGCAGACCTTACTGGTGCTGGTGGTGCGGGTATCGGACTATCTGATCTGTCTGTAACCACTGCATCTGTCGGTGTTGCATCACTGTCCTACAACAATCAATCTGGTGTATTTACATATACACCACCTGACTTCTCTAATTATCTCAGCAGTAATATCACAACAAACGTATCTTTAGGTAATGGATACGTCTTTACTTACGACTCTTCTGCTACTGCAAGATTTGGAACTATTGGTAGTAATAATTATGGCGATATCTTCTGGGGTACTGACAGCAGTGCAACTGGATTCCATATTAAAAACAATGACTTTGATGGTGCTCTCTATCTGACCAACACTGGTATAGATGGTGTATACATCAGATCAACTGCAACTGAACTTGGTGCATCGTTCAAGGCAAATGCAGAAGCAAATCTGTACTATGATAATGCACTTAAGTTCTCCACATCAGGAGTAGGTGCTAGTGTTTATGGTTACCTTCAGGTTAATAGTGGTCTGAATGTTAGTGGTGTTGTTACTGCAACTGAGTTTAAAGGTGTCTTTACAGGTGTTGCAAACTTCGCTTCCGTCGCTGGTGTTGCAAGCACTGCAAACTATGCAACTGAGTCTGTAACTTCTGGATATGCTGTTGTTGCTGGTATTGCTTCTAATCTTACTGGAACACCAAATATCACTGTTGGTGAGATCAATACAACTGGTGGATTATTTGTTGGTGCTGGTCAAACTTCTTCCTTCGGTGACAGAGTTACCATTAGGGATGATCTTAGTGTTGAAGGATCTACACCTACTCTGAGAATTCAAGATTCTGATAATGCAGAGAACTATGCATACATGCAGTATGATGCTTCTGCTGGTGCTGTATTGTTCAGAACTAGAGCACTTGCTACCACCCCCAACTTTATTTGGCAATCTGAAGCGAATGGTGGTGTTAATAATACTCAGTATCTCATGTACATGGAGGGCGGTGTCCCTGGTGATTATAATCATGGATACGTATCCTTCGGTAGCACAGTTGCTGAAGAGAGATTGCATGTTGGCGGTTCTCTGAAGGTAAATGAGAATATTACTGCTGCTGGTATTATTACTGCAAATGTAATCACAGCAACCACTGGATTCAATGGACCGTTCTACATTAATGAGTCTGTTGATGATAATCAATTCTATAATATTCCTACATTACAATCTGCAGTTGGTGGTAACCAGTATGTTCGCAGCATGGTTGACACTGGTGCTCTCCAGTTCAACCCTGGAATCAATGAACTGTGGGTATCTAATAATGTTCGCATTGGTGGCGCAACAGGAATCATTACCGCTCTGCACTTCTCTGGATCTGGTCAAAGACTGACTGGTATTCCTACTTCGATTGTTGCTGGAACTGGAGTTACTATTGGCACTGTTGGTGGTGTTTATACAATCAACTCTACTGCAAGTGGAATCAGTACCACTGAGACTCTAGTAACTGCTGGAATCAACGCTATTGGTGTTGTAACTGCAACTCAGTTTGTTGGTGATGGTTCTGGTTTAACTGGAGTGACTGCAGTAGGATCTGGTGTTGCTATTCAAGATAGTGGTTCCAGTGTTGGTGCTGCTGCTACGATTATCAACTTTGCTGATAATCTTTCCGTATCTCCTTCTTCTGCTGGTGTTGTTACAGTAACATCTTCTGGTGGTGGATTAGCAACAGGTGTGGGAACATTTGCTGCTACTCCTGGTGTTGAGGTTCAAATAGATTCCTTCTCTGCATCCACTTATTCAAGTGGCGAATATCTAATTACATTGGGAATTGGAACTTATAGACAAACTCAAAAGGTCTTGGTTCTGCATGATGGTGGAGCAGGTATTGATACGACAGCATACTCTCAAGAGTTTGCGATCATGTATCATCCAGAACAAGTGGTATCTATCGCTGCTACATACAGTGGAGGAAATATCCTAATCAAGGCAACACCAGAGTCTGGTATATCTGGAGTAACTACATATCGCTTTACGAAGAATTTAGTAGAAGGAGTCTGATAGGTGATTCATACTGGATCTAATCAATTAATTCATAATTCTCAATTCTTATACTCTGAGTGGAAACTAACAGAACCACAAGTACCTGCAGGTGATGGAAAAAAGTTGTATGCTTTAGCGGGTCATACTCAAGAAGATTGGAATTCTATTCACTCTAGTCTTCTTGATGATGGTATAGAATGTCATGATGAGAAGTCTCATAGTCCCACTAAAGGAGTGTATTATCTAACTGATGCAGAGGCAGAGACTTTAAAGGAAGACTCTAGAGTTAGATATGTTCACATAGATTGTTCACAGTATCTGGGTACGTTTGCTCCAGATCCAAATGATCTAGTTGATAGTGTTAGCAAAACTTTTAGATATGGATCTAATGCAAATCAGTATCGTGATTGGGGTGGTCTTCTAACTGGAAATTCTTCAGACTTAAACCGAGCATCCTTTCAACTTTATCGTTGTATGCAGAAGGATGATCCCTGGGTAAACAATGGTAATGATAATACTATATTCACGAGTAGAGTAGAGTATTATGGTGACGGATCTGATGTAGATGTAATTGTTGCTGATGAAAGTTGTTGGTTTGGACATTCTGAGTTTAGAAGGAATGCACCAAATGCATCTAATCCAACAAACTATGTTGGTGGTAATGCTCTAGATCCTTCTGGAACATGTGATGTTTTAGATTTGGTTTTAGATGCTCCTTACTATATTGATCCAGAATGGTTTAATGCTGATGCTGGAAATAGACTTACCACTCGTTGGGATGGGACAACAGTTCCCACAGAATCAGAGGCTATTGCTTGGTGGGGTACTTCTGGTAATAGGTCTGTACAATTTCAAGATATTGGAACAGTTAGCGTAACTAGTAATTATACTAGAGCTCGTTGTAATGGAAGTGATACTGCTATTCATACTAATGGTGGGTATCATGGAACTCCATGTGCAAGTCTTACATATGGTAGAACTCATGGTTGGGCATTCAATTCTCAAAAGTGGTTCATTAATGCATATGGTACATATGGATCTGGCACCGAACAATATCTTGACATAACAAAATTATTTCACCAAAACAAACCTATAAACTCTACTTATGGGAACAGAAATCCTACAGTAAGCAGTAATAGTTTTGGGTATCGTGGTAGTGTATTGTCTTCTGGATATTACTATTACCGCGAAGGTGCTACAGGTGGAACTGGCGTACAGTACAGTAGCAAACCTGCATTTATGAATAATACATATCAATCTTCTATAAGATCTGAGTACGCTCCAAACTCCATGGTCACTGCAGGTGATGAGATGATTACTGCGGGAGTTGTATTTGTTTGCTCCGCAGGTAATACTAGACAAAAATTAGTTAAATCAACTCATCCAGACTATAATAATTACTGGGCATCAACGGCAAATACTAATTTGACCTCTGCCACCAGATCAGTATTTGGTTACACTGCATATAATACATTTAATAGACAGGGATTTCCTGGTCAAATTGGTGCCACTGACGATGGTCAAGGTAACACAATTTATCCAACAATACCTGTTGCTGCCCTTGATGATAATATATCTGGCGGTAGAGAGCAGATGGCATTTTATACCAACATGGGCAATCTTATCCCATTGTTTGCTCCTGCAGATGAAACTTTGGCAGCATCTGGTGATACAACTCCACCAACACAATATGATAGATATGACACGACAAATTCGAGCTTAGACAAAGACCAATCATTTAATGGAACAAGTGCTGCATGTCCAGTGGCATGTGGTCTTATTGCAACTAAGTTGCAACATAATCGTAGTTGGGATGGATTTGATGTTCAGAATTGGTTGCAAAATTCAGTAGGAATACAGTCTTCTACTGTGTTTTATTATGGTCCAGAAGCAGACAGTGCTACATCTAGTGACTGGAGTGATTCAAGGTCTATTCAAGGAATGGATGCTGTTGTTATATGGGATGCTCTTACTGGTGGTGAGACTGATACTGGATCTGCTACACCTAAAGAAGAAACTATAAAGATAACTCCTGGGTCTGGAATTACGATAAGGGGTTGTAAACTAATAAATACCTAAAAAGGAATCATGGCGAATAAGGCTTTTGGCGCTAAGGAATTGAATTTGATTGGAGACCAGGGAGCGTCTCCAGTCATAGAAAGTCCTGGCAATTTAAGTTTAAATGCACCAACTGTTGCCATCAGTACTAATGCGACTGTTGGTGGTATCCTTACAGCAACTAGTTTTGTTGGTGATGGTTCTGGACTGACTAATGTATCTGTCGGTGCTTCTGGAATTAATATTAACGATGAGGGTTCTGCACTAGGTATTGCAGGAACACTTGATTTTGTTGGTGCAGGAATATCTGCAGTAGTAAATGGTGGTATTGCAACCGTAACTGTTACAGCAACTGGAAGTGGTGGTGTTAATACAACAGGAACTTCTACATTCAATGATGTAGATATTAATGGAACACTTGAGTCGGGAGATATTTATTGTGTTGGTGGTAATATCGGTGTCGGTCTTCCTGTAAACCCATCATACTCTCTTGATATTGCTGGAGATGTAAGACTATATGGCGGTGATCTGTGGATGCCATATGAATCATCGGGTAGTATGGTTCTTTCTAATCTTGGATATACAAGAAATATTCGATCCAATAGTGGCATTCCTCTTTGCTTCCAAGCGTTTAGCATGGATGGTGGAATTGGTATTGGTACAACAAATGGGCATGGTGGTTTATATGTACATACACCAACGTTCTTTACTGGAGTTGTAACTGCTACTCAGTTTGTTGGTGACGGTTCTGGACTGACTGGTGTTACTGCTACTGGCACGGGAGTTGTTGTTCAGGATGAAGGAAGTCCTCTCGGAACAGCAGCAACAATTAATTTTATTGGTAACCAAGTCACAGCAAGTATTCTGAATGGAATTTGTAATGTAAATATTGGTGGTGCTTCTTATGCTGATGTTGCTGGTGTTGCAACAGTTGCACAAAATCTGACTGGAACTCCAGACATTACAGTTGGAACTATTAGTTGTGATGATGATGTCAATATCGTGGGAACTACCCCCACCTTAAAACTTCAGGATACAGATGCAGCTCAAAATTATGCATATGCAGAGTTTGATACTAGTCAAGACCATACTTTATTCCTGAGACTTAGAGCATTTAGTAATACATGCAACTTTAGAATTCAATCAGAAGCAGGTGGAACACCAAATACTAATGATCTTTTCACTATTCTGGGAACTGGTGATGGTACTAGATCAGGTTTTGTAGGTATTAATTCATCTGATCCAAACGAAAGACTAACAGTTCGTGGAAACGTTAATACAGTTGGTTATATTACTGCAACAACCTTCTATGGTGACGGATCAAACTTAACTGGAGTGACTGCAGTAGGATCTGGTGTAGTTATTCAGGACGAGGGAAGTGTTGTTGGAACAGCAGTAACAATTAACTTTGTAGGAACAGCTGTTACAACTACATTTGCTAGTGGAATTGCGACAGTATCAATTATTGGTGGCGGTGGTAAGTTTGTTGATAATGTATCTGGAATTCACACACTATCTTCTGTTGGTGTAAAGACTGATAATCCAAAGACTGCTTTACAGGTAGAGACTTATGGCGTAGAAGCAGGAATTGGTACATTCATTGCTGTTGTAGGCACACCTGTTATAGTAGATCAATTTAATGTATCGACAACTCCATTTAGAACAGCAGAATACACTCTTCATATTGATCATGCAAATGGTATGCAGTCTCAAAAAGTTCTGGTAATGCAGGGTGGTGGTGCTGCATATTCAAATGAATTTGCAATTATGCATTCATCTGCAGATCCACTTGTATCATTTGCTTCTACAGTAAGTGGTGGTGCATGTCAACTACAGATGACACCACTGACTGGGACAACTGGTATAACTACATATAGATTCTCTAGAGGAACTCTGCTCTGATAAGATATGGAAAAGAAGCGTTACGTCGTTGGATGTACATCCCCAGAGGAGTGGCAGTACATTCATGAAGTTTTAACACAGGATGGGATATTAGTTGACGATCTTAAAGAGCATAGTCCCACTAGAGCAGTTTATCTCCTAACGGAAGATGAATCTGACACCATTAGAGCAAATGAGAAGGTATCCTACTGCCATGAGGCAAGGGAAGATTTTTCACCACCAGCATTAGAACTTCAAGCAGCAGTTCAGGATTTTAGATATGTTGGTGTAACCACTCATTATCGTGCATGGTATGATTATAGTCTGATCACTACCACTGGTGGATCTACCGATTATAAAAATATGAGTCATGGTGGATTCCAGTTGTATCGTCATTCTCAGAAGGAAGATCCATGGGTGTTCTCTGATGGTAATTCCTCTACTTCGGCAAGAACTATTTTTAACAATAGGATTCCAAAATTCTCTACAGGAAAGAATGTTGACGTAATTGTATGTGACGAAGGATTTTGGTTGGGGCATATTGAATTTTATAACCCATCCGATGTTGCGGATATCAATAAGAATACTGTAAACCCCGATGGTGACCCATACATCTTCGGTCCAGCGGATATGATTGAGGGTAATCTTCTCAATTCAAATGGAAGATGTTATGTACTTGACTTAATTGTTGATGCTCCTTATTATATTGATCCAGACTTCTTTAATGCTGATCCAACAAATAGATTAGAGACTAGGTGGGATGGAACAACTGTTCCTGTAAGTAGTGTTGCGGTAAACTGGTGGAGAAATGCTACAACAACGTATCGCTCTGTTGGATTTACTACTTTTGGTACAGCCTTAGTAAGCACAGCATATAATAGAAGTGACTCTAACGGATCAAATACTTCAACTGCATATAATAGTACTCATGGTACTCAATGTGCTGCTGCGACTTTTGGTAGAACTCAGGGGTGGGCATATAATGCAAACAAGTGGGTATTGAATTTATACGGATCTAATAGTTCTGGTATAGAAGCAGGATTTGATGCTCAGAAATTGTTCCATCAAATGAAACCAAATAACTCTGAACTTGGAACGAAGGATCCTACAATCAGTTCTAACAGTTGGGGATATCGCGCAATTCCTTCTGATAGTGCATATTATTACTACCGTGGGGCAGGTGGAGTATCCTATAGTTCTTCTTCATCTCGTAGTCCTTTTAGTTCGCTGAATACTAAACCAGGATTTATGAGGTGGGTTGGATATTATGGTGATGGTTACAGGATGAAGGGAGAACATCCACCAAATTCAACAACACAGGCATTGGATGAATTAATTAATACTGGTGTTATATTTGTTGGTGCAGCAGGAAATTCTGGTCAAAAGCAAGTTAGTTCGGATCATCCAGATTTTGATAACTATTGGAATACTGGACTTGGTGTGACCGTTGGACAAAACTTCTTCTATGAATTTGGTGTAAGAGCATTCCCGTATGTTAATAGGAGAGGATTCCCCCAGCAGGGTGGAATGACTAGAACTGGTGTTGGTGGAACTATCTATACATATCCTGTTATTAATATTGGTGCTCTTGATGACAGTTACTCAAGTTCTCAAAGTTATAAGGAGCGTAAGGTAAACTATAGTGACATGGGATCTGAGATTGATTGTTATGCCGCTGCTGATGGTATTCTGACAGCAGCTAACAATAGTGGTTCTGGATATGCTAGACATGATTCTGTACCAAATGGTCAGAGTGGATTTACTTATTATTATGACAATAAATTTAGCGGAACAAGTGCAGCATGTCCTGTAGCATGTGGTCTTATTGCAACTAAGTTAGAGAACAATCGTGATTGGGGATGGCAAGATGTTAAGGATTGGTTGAGAGGGCATAATCAACCTGTTGGAGTTACTACATTAGCACTACAAGATAGTACTGACTTCCATTTTGGACAAGATACTGCAGTATCTGGTGCTGGTGATATTAGCACTGGTCCTTGGGCGGATGTTAATAGTCTTGAGGGATCTACTCCAATTATCATTTATGATGCAGAGACTGGTAATGAATCAGTATCAACAGGACCTACAGTTATTCCTAGTAGAAGAGTATTCTCTGGTGAAGGTATGGAGATAACTGGTAACATCACAATATCTTACGAGTGATAAATACTAAAAAACCTGTGTTTGAATAATGGCAGATAGATCTTTTGGCGTAAGAGAGATTAATATTGTTGGATCTGCTGGTACTCCTACGATCTCCAGTCCAGATAACATTAATCTAAATGGCATTAATGTTGCTATCAGCACAGACCTTCAGGTGGGAAGGAATGTAAGTGTTGTTGGTGTATTAACTGCCACCACTTTTTATGGTGATGGATCTCAGTTGACAGGGATAGCAGCCACAGGTGGTGGAGGAGGTTCTATTGCAGGTATTGATACTGCAGGAACTTCTACACTTAATAATTTAAATGTGTCGGGCATGACTACGCTCGGCACCAATGTAAATATCGGAGATGGTGCATCATACCTCCAAATTTATAATCAGGGACAAAGTATTTTTAGACCAAATGGACAGCTTGTTATTCAAGCTGGTGGCGGTTCTGGACCGTACATGAGATTGAATAATAATACTTCTATTCAATTAGTACCCACTGCTAATTATGGTGTACTACTTTATTATGGTTCATCTCAAAAGTTCACTACTAATAACACAGGAGTATCAATTACTGGTCAATGTAGTGCTACCTCATTTGTAGGTGATGGTTCTGGACTGACCAATCTTCCTGGTAGTGGCGGATCTACCGCTGGTATCAGCACTACAACTACATCTTTCTTCAACACATTACATGCAACTGGAACTATTGACATTGGTACAACCAATGCTGGTGTTGCAGTAACTCACATGACAATTGATTCTGCAGACGTTGCAGGAACAATTCGCAATGCAATTAAGAGTGGTGCTGGTAATACAAATGCTGTTCTGGACATTGAGACCAAAGAATTCTTAGTAACAGATCCATATGCTGGTAAGGGGGCACTGATCTCTGCTGATTCTTCTGGTACTAAACTGTATAAAAATGACTCTGTAAAACTGACTACTCTTGGAGCAGGTGTTACTGTCACTGGAACCATGTATGCTACGGCATTCTCTGGTGATGGTTCTGGTCTGACAGGAGTTCCTATCTCTGGGACCGATGGATCTTTTACTAGAGTTGATTCGCAACAGATTGTCATATCAGGTCTCTCTACATTCCAGGGTAATGTTTACCTTGGTGATAATGATGTTTTGAACATTGGTGATACCAATGATCTTCAGATTTGGCATACTGGATCTGCGTCTGTGATTAGAGATGCTGGAACTGGA